TTTCGGTATCTCCGTCAATCGTTACTATTTCGGTGTGTATGGAAACACCGCACAATGGGGCAAACTTGATGAGAATGGTTGCCTCTGATTAACAACAATGTGTGCCAAATGTTTTAGTGGCACAGTAAATGAGCACAGCGCCCAAAATCGTGTATTGTATACAAGTTGAGACAAATCACTCCAATGCTTCACAGACTACCAAACGGAAACATCATTATGCACGACGGATTAACCCGCGAGCAAGCAATCAAACGTATGGAAGATCATGAGCGTTGGGTACAAGAACACCGTGAAGAATTGGAGGTAAGTTCTCAACAACTTTTCGATGATATGTTCGGAGGTTGATTCACACTAACTGTTCCTTTGCTATTTGATTATGTTTGATGAAACTTGGTCTGAGATTGTTGATGCTCCCGGTGAGATCTACGATGTGATTGAATATAAGGAAGAATGGGAGAAAGATGATAAGTTTGACGTAGAATCTTACATCAAAGGTAACACCGACTATTGAGAACAATGATGATGGACCGACTCGAAATGTTGACTGCTCGCGAACAGTTAATGGAGGACATTGATGGCATTTGTGATGAGTTCTTTTGCGAACATTTCCCCAATTCAAAAGAACAATTTGATGACTTAGTTCGCATCTTATGTGATGCCGTCTGCAAAAACTTTCCCACTAACTGAGAACAATGCAATTCCAAGTCACCGACATTTCATTCGATTGTTCACTCGATGATGATGATTGGACTCTCAAAGATCAACTTGAAACCGAAGAAAGTTTGCCTCATGTATACATCGGCACCATATGGGATGCTGATAGTGAAGAAGACCTAATTGAAGAGATTAGTTGTGCATCAGGATGGTGCATAGAAAGTATAGACTACCGTCACGTTCTAAAGTAATGGCATTCGTTTCCACCTTCGATCACACAAACTCCATGACTGACAACATCATGAATCGTTCTGAACTCCAAGAAAATTACATTCAGGAAATCATTGATGGTATGAACTACAAAACGATGGAACGTTTTGTTTATGATACTCTTGAAGTCGCCCTCACCAACTATACTGATGAAGAATTGATGGAAGAAGTTAATGAGTATTGTCCACATTTGCTAGAAGATTGATACTTTGGCCGCGGCAATCTTTGATTCTCAACTACTTTTATAGTTGAGAATCGGAGCTCCAGGTGTGCCGGTTGAATAGGTGGCACACAAAATCGGCACGGTCTCCAAAATCGTGTATTGTAGTTAAGTGTTCAGGAATTGATTCGAATGTCTTTCACCGCCACTCATTCTTTGCAGGGCAATCACATCATCAAAGATGATGAAACTGGCAAGTGGTTTGTATCTGCCGTTGAGAATCCTGCCTTCCGCAGTGCAATCGAAGGTCTCTACGATTTTGTGGGAGAGATGGATGCCGATTGCGATATGGCATACGATTGGGTATGTGAACAGGCAGACATTTCCACCTTTGTTGCTGATAAGTGGGCGTGGGATATGTTCTACCATGTGTGGGATGCATCTAAAGGTTTGGACGATTGATTACACTAACCCCTGCACAATCACACTTCAAAAAATGATGACTTTCTCTGAATTCTTGCTTGATAACGCTGACCAGAACGGTTGCATTTCGTATGCCGTTGCTGAGGCAGTTTCCCGCAATCATTATGTTTTAGGTTCCTTTGTGGAAGAGTATGGAATTCGGCAGGATTGGAGCATGGGAGTTGATGCTGGAGAGTTCCTAGTTTGGTTAGGTTATTGATACAAACTGTGCGCCGCTAAATGTTAGTCGGCGCAGCTCCCGGTGTGCCGGTTGAATAGGTGGCACACAAAATCGGCACGGTCCCCAAAATCGTGTATTGTATACAAGTTGAGACAAACCAAACAAAAATGACTCTCCAAACAAAAATGACTCTTAAGCAAGGTATTGAATTAGTTGAATCTAAGGGATACACATTCATCAAAATCAATGATAATTATGATTATTGTTATTACTTAGAATTTCGTTCTCCTGAGGGATGGATTCAACTTCTTTCACAATGGGACATTCAAAATAACAACTTCTAAAATTTCTACCACCATCAAAATTACATTTTTCTGATGAATTACACCGTTTCCTGCCCCAAACTGAATGAGACTGAGGTTTGCTACTCTCAGGATCACGCCATCGATGTTGCTTACTCGATGCATAATGAGTCTGGCAGTTATGTCTGGGTTGAGGATTATCTGGGACATACTGTTATCGAGTTGGGTGATGTTGTAGAGGGCATTGCTGAATTAGTGTTTGCCTGATTATCAACAACTAGTGTGCCGGTCACCGAACTGGCACACAAAATAGGCACGGTCCCCAAGATCGTGTATTGTATAAGAGTCAAACGAACGGAGTCAATTTTGCGTAAGATCGAAACCCAGATGAACGACGCCATCACTAACAACGTGAACTGGCAATCTGGCAACACTTCTGTTCACTTTGAGGAGGAAACTGGCATCTCTGTTGTGCGTCTGCACGGCAACAAAATCGCTGAGGTTGGTGATACTTTCATCCGCCTATTTGATGGTGGGTTTCAGTCAGTGACCACAAAATCCCGTCTCAATGCTATTCTTGAAGAGCACGGAGAAAAGGGTGACCGAGTGTTTCAAAAGGCATTCGATTGGTTCGTCCAAATGAACACCGTTCAGGGATTAACCACCGTTCCGTTCTTCTCTTCTATGCGTTTAGGATGACAACTTTGGGGGTTCAATTCCCCCTCAATTGTCCTCACTTTCTTCTCTTCATTATGACTCAAAACCTTCACATCGAACATCCCGAAGATACCATTCTCACTGGTGATTTGACCGTGCTTGATGCACTGACTGCCGATGGTAATCTGTCCGTCAAAATGGACGGTGCGCCTGCAATCGTATGGGGAAAGAATCCTGCCACGGGTAATTTCTTCGTAGGCACAAAATCTGTCTTCAACAAAGTTAAAATCAAAATCAACGAATCTCATGAAGAAATTGATGCGAACCACGTTGGTGAAGTTGCAACAATTCTGCACGCTTGTTTTGATTGGTTGCCTCATTCAGATGGCATTTTCCAAGGGGATTTTATCGGTTTCGGTGGATCTGACGAATATACTCCCAACACAATCACCTACAAGTTTCCGACAGTAATTCGGGAAAATATCATCATTGCGCCTCACACTTTCTACATTGCAGAGAGTGACTTAAGGGATGCAATCGCATACCCGATGGACTTCACCATCACCGACACATTCTACTGTAAGTTTGTGAAACCCCGTGCCCGTATTTTCTCCGGTGATTATATCAGTTGTGCTGGCAACTTTAGTGATCTTTCAGAGGTCATTGATTTCGCCAAGGTTATGGCACAAACTGTGACCTTTGTGAATCACAAACAAGCAAAGGAAATTACCAAGCAACTTAACAAGTGCATTCGTGAGAATACACCGATTGATGATAACGCATTTGACTGTGATTACACCCTGATTGCCTTCTGGAAGTTGGTGAAATCTATCAAGGATGATGCACTCTATCTGTGCCGTAATGATGGTCCTGCCGCTTATATCGGGCAGGATCAGATTGACTCTGAAGGTTATGTGTGGGAGAATCAGTTCGGCACATATAAGTTAGTCAATCGTGAGCGTTTCAGTTATGCTAACTTTAACAATTCCCGTTTCCAAACTGCATCATGAAACATCAGAAAGCACTCACTAAACTCATGAAATCTCATGGGTTTGAGATACATCGATCAAACAAACATTTAGTCTGGAGACATCACACAGGAGTTAAGATTCACACCGCATCAACACCCTCATGCCGTCATGCATTGAATCAAGTAGAGAGAGACATTCGCAGGTTGTTATCATCAACAGCATCCTAATCATTCGTTCGTGATAACACCAGTGGGGGGTATTATGCCCCCTTATATGTCGCCCGCCGTGTATATAAAACCATGGGTCCCTTATAAGCTATAAACGACCCAAAGCGACCTCTCTATAACACTCGAATAAAAAAAAATTTTCATATATAAAAACATGATATAAGTTCAAAGATATGCAAAAAAATCCGCAGGAAAA